AATAGTGATATTATCCCATAATTTATGTTCCAGAGTTGAAAGGGGTTGTATTTTGAAATGTAAACTTAATAAGAAAAAAATAAAATACTTAGAAAGGAAAATTTTAAAAATACCTTGTAAGTATGATGGTTGCAAAAAGATACTATATACTAGAACACAAAGTAAAAAATATTGCCATAAACATGCTAAGATGACGCATATGAATTGGCACAAGAATGGTAAATACGTTAGTAATGAAATAAAAAGTATTAAAAAAAGAATTTGTTTAAAATGTGGTACAGTATTTAAAAGTTATGGTATACATAATAGAGTATGTGTAGGTTGTAATAATAGCAATGATGAAATAATTTATAAAGTTAAAAGAGTTACTCCAGGTGGTTATAACTTTACTACATCAAAATTTGGAGGTATATAAGGAGAGTATTATGGGTACAGGTTGTGGTACACCAACAATTAAAAATGATCTTTTAAGTGTTAAAGTTAAAAAGTATGATGATGACGTACCAGAGGACTGGTTAGGTGATATGCGTAAAAGTCAAGGGTACACCGAAGATGTTATTATAGAACATATGAGGAAAAATTTTAATACTGAGCAGTTTAAAGATTATAAATTCTATCTTTATGGAAAGTATGATAGAAAATCTCGTTGGGTGAACTTAAAAGAAATAATTATGAAATAATTTTTGTTGGAGGGGGTTGTTAATGGAAAAAGAGTGTGATTTATGTTATTTAGGTGAACATAATAGAAATAAAGGTAGAGAACATTGTATTACTGGTAATGGTCTTGTAACCAGTGATATTATGTTTGTAGGTGATTTTATAAGTCAGAATGATTCTGTATTTGGTACAGCTCTTTCTGGTAATGTTGGGTCTCTGCTGAGTGAATGTATAGAAAAAGCTGGTTATAAAAGGAACAATGTTTATGCTACAATGTTGGTTAAATGTAATACCAAAGGTGGTGTAAATCCTAAAATAACAGAAATAAGTGCTTGTTCTAAGTTATTAGAAAAGGAGATAGAAGTAATAAAACCTAAAGTTATTATCGCTTTAGGTGCAATAGCTTCTAAATATTTTCTAGGTAAAATTAAATTATCTGATGTTAGAGGGTATGTATTTAAAAAGGATAAATATAGTGTAATTCCTACTTTTGCACCAAAAGCGTCTCTAAGTGTAATAAAAAATTTATATGCTATGCAATCAGATATAAAGAAAGGTTTTGAACTAGCAGAAGGTAAATATACTCAGATACCTACTAAGTATGTATTTTCAGATGACTATGATAGAGTATATAATATATTAAAAAAGGTAGACGAGTTTGCTTTTGATATAGAAACTACTGGACTTAATCCTTATAAAGATGATCTAGTAACATGCTCGTTTTCCTTTAAAGAAGGAGTTGCTATATGTTTACCTTTTAATTTAGAGTACTATAAAAAGATATTTTCATTACCAGCTAAGAAAATAACACATTCAAAGTTCGACTGTAAATTTCTTAAAATAAGATATAATATTGATACGGTTAATTGGTTCTTTGATACATATGCTGCGATAGGCTTATTGAATGATAATATTTCTTATGGGTTGAAATCTTTAGCTTCATTATATACTGATGTTTCTTATTATAATCTATCTACTAAAGTAGCAATGGATAAGATGGATCAAAATATTGTGGCTAAGTATAATAATGCTGATGCAGATGTAACGTATAGGTTGTATAAACTCTTTTATAAGAAGATAATAGATGAAGGTTTTTCTAAGTTGTTCTTTGAAACTACAATGCCAGTAAATCAAATGTTAATTGATATAGAGATAGAAGGTATACCTGTTGATATTAATAAGTTAAAACTATTAAATATAAATAAGAACATTGATCTTGTTAGGATTAAACGTAAGTTAACTGGGATTGCTGATATAAACTGGCAATCGCCTAAACAGGTTGGTGATACACTATTTAATGTTTTAGGGTTGCGGTCTGATAAGAAAACACCGTCTGGTGGTTATAGTACAGATGAAAAAGTACTAAAATCTTTAAAATCTAAACATGAAGCTCCTAGTTTATTACATGATGCTAGAACTCTTGTTAAGAGCTTAGGTACGTATTTAATGAAAGAGATTAAATTTGATATTAATGTTCCTGATACCGTTTCTGAAGAAGATACATCAAAGTACATATCAATGAATAATGAAATACAACTATCAACGTTATTAAGTGATTTAGATTCTTATGAGCCAGATTATAGTAATGATTTGTTTTGTATGCTACAAAGTGATAATAAGTTACATAATGAAAATAATCTTAATGGTACAGTAAGCGGTCGTTTAGCCTCATCTTTACATACAATACCAAGGGAAGGTGGTTTTAGAGACTGTTATGTTGCACCAGAAGGTTATAAGTTTGTTGGTATGGACTATAAACAGTTTGAGCTTAGAATAGCAGCATATTTATCAAAAGATAAAAAACTAAGTAAAATACTAGATGCACCAGATGCTAAAGTACAGCTAACTAAAATAATTGCTGGTATAGATTATAGTGAGGAGATATGGGCACAAGTTAAAGGTGTTGTTTATGGTACTTTATATGGGAGAGGTCCAAAGAGTATCTCTGAAGAATTTGGTATTTCTTTAGATTATGCAATAAAACTAAAGAAAGGTTTCTTTAAGAAGTTCCCTAAAGCTAGTATTCTACTTAAAGAATATAGTGATTTTGCTTTAAAGTTTGGTTATATTGAAGATATAGCTGGTAGAACAAGAAGGTTTATAACATCAAAGTATAAGATATATGATATAGACCATGATATTACAAGGCAGGCTGTAAATTTTCCTATACAATCTGGAAGTTCAGCTATATTCTGGCCTAAAGTTCTTGCAGTACATAATTTCTTAAAAGATAAAAAGAGTAAACTTATACACACAAAACATGATGCTGTGTATTTCATAATACACGATGATGAAGAAGACTTAGTTGAAAAAATTAAACTTATATTAGAGAAAGATACTGTAATGGGGGATGTTCTTGTAGATATAAAAATAGGTAAATCTTGGGGTGAATGTTAAAACAATAATAGGAGGGAGTAAATATGGATGATTTTAAATCTTTACAAACATTTGTAGATGAAATGAAAGCAACTTCATCTTCAAATAAAAAGAAGGTAATACTATCTAAGTATAAGGATAATGCCTTTATTATTAAGGTATTAAAATATACTAATGACGATAGTAAGACGTATGGTGTAACAAGTGATAATGTAAAGAAAAATACGCAAATAGCTGGTGGAAGTGGTAACGATTGCCTATTTCAGCTATTAGACAGACTTTCTAATAGAAAAATAACAGGTCATAAGGCTATATTAGAGGTTAAACAATTTATATTTAATCATATATTATACGACCAACTTATCTATGACATATTAGATAAAGATATAGAGACAAGAGCAAATGCAAGTCTTATTAATAAAGTTATACCAGGGTTAATACCAGAATTTAAAGTTGCATTGGCTAATAAATATGTAAGTGGTATGATAAATGTAGATAGTGGAGAATGGTATGGTAGTAGAAAGTTAGATGGTGTAAGATGTATCATTAAAATAGAAAATGGTATTGTTGAATTTTATTCCAGGACTGGTAAGAGGTTTTATACTTTAGGTGTACTAGAAGAAAATTTAAGTGGTCTAGGAAATATGGTTTTAGATGGTGAAGTTTGTATAGTAAAAAATGGTGTTGAAGATTTTCAATCGGTAATGAAAGAGATAAGAAAGAAAGACCATACCATTGAAAATCCTAAGTTTTTTATGTTCGATTGTCTAACCATTGAAGAATTTAATAGTAAGAAATCTAGTAGTACTCTTATGGAAAGGTTAAATAATTCACCTAGATTTTCTAGCGGTAAGTCTAAAATTAAGAATGTAGAAATACTAGAACAAACTAAAATAACCTCTTTAGATGAATTAACTAAACTAGTAGAAAATGCTACAAAAAGAGGTTATGAAGGTGTAATGTTAAGAAAGAATGTTGGTTATGAGGGAAAGAGAACTAATAATCTATTAAAAGTAAAAACTTTTATGGATGCCGAGTATATTGTTGAAAATATCATAATGGATAACATGAGATTCTTAGAAGATGGTCAAGATATTGAACGTGAAACTTTAGCTTCTGTGATAATAGAGCATAAAAATAATAAGGTTAAAGTTGGGTCTGGTTTCTCTAAAGAACAAAGGGAATTCTATTATAAATATCCAGATGAAATATTAGGAAAGACTATTACAGTACAATATTTTGAAGAAACAAAAAATCAGGAAGGAGGTATATCTTTAAGATTTCCAACTATTAAATGTGTACATGGAAAGGAAAGAGTATTATAATGAAAGAATGGAAAAAGAAACTAAATTTCAATGGAGAACCTGTTGAAAGGTCAGGTGAGTGTGCTATTTGCAAAAGATTCGTAACAAACTTAGAGGTATTTTATTATGCTGAAATANCTCATGATAAAGGTTTGAAAAAGGCAAAAACATATGTTTGTTATAAGCATTATTGTGAACTAATAGATTGTTATGATTTAGAGTCTTTCGCCTATTTACCAGCAGAACAAAAAGAAATAGTTGCAATAAGAAGGTTGAAAAATAGTTTTAATATGTCAAGCAAAAATAATAATGATAAATAAACTTGACTTTTTTTAAAAAAGGGGGTATAATAAGATTATGAATTTGAATAAAGAGTTTGAGAAATATGTAGAGGATTTATATAATATAAATCCAGACGATTTAGAAGGAGAATATATTAAGGTAGTTAAATCATTTTATATATTTTCAAGATTAACAGCAGAATCATACGCAGAACATTTAACAGCTAAAGATGAATTAAAAAGAATATCTTCACAAGTATTTTTAGATGCAAAGAGTGAGAATGGTAATACTGATAATAAGTGTAAAGAAATTGTGAATATTAGTCCAGCTGTAATTAAACATAAAAAAGAGTATGTAGACAGTGTACGCAAATGGGAACTTTATAAAGGTAACAGAGATGCAGTTGTAATGAAGAAAGATATGCTAAAGAGTATAGGTTTTAATCGTAAAGTAGATTCTGATGTTACAGAAAACACATAATAAAGGAAAGGAGAGTATAGTATGATTATGACATATGTTGCTGTAACACTGTTTTTAATTTATTTGTGGTAGTTTATTATATAAGGAGGGAAATAAAGATGGCTAGAAAAGTTTTTAAAGTGGATAAAGAAAGAGCAAAGCAATCTAAACAGAGATTAGAAGAAGAATCACAAAGAAGCGGTTTACCTATGTGGAAGATACCACAAGGTTCAACTAGAATTAGAATATTGCCACCTTGGAGTGAGGCAGGTGATATAGCTTTTGAATGTAGATCGCATTGGAAAGTTCCACCAAATGATACTATGTATAACTGTTTAAAAGTTATTAATAAGGAATGCCCTATTTGTGAGTTTGCTTATAAACTTAAATTGGCAGGAAACAAAGAATTAGCTTCTAGTTTATACCCGTCTAAGAGTGTTTATTACAATATTGTAGTAAGAGGTGAAGAAGATAAAGGTGTTCAAGTAATGAGGTCAGGTATATTACTATATGAAAATATTTTAAGTTACTTGTATGATGAAGATTATGGTGATATAACAGATATTGACAATGGTAGAGATATGATTATAGAAAGAGTAGGTACAACTAAAGAAGATACCAAGTATACCTTAAAACCTGCTGCTAATACTTCACCTTTACATTCTAATAAAGCTGTAGTAGATAAGTGGATTGATAATATGTTTGATTTGGATAAGGATATTGCAACTTTTAGAGATCCTTTGGAATTACAGGCTGTTATTAATAATATTCATGGAGCTAAATCTGAAACAGTAGTTAGTGAGGTAGAGAATCTCATAGAAGCACCTGTAACTGTAAAGGAAGATAAGGAAGATAGTGAAGATAATTCAAAAGAAAATCTTCTTAAAGAGATAGAAAGTTTAATTAGTTAAAGGAGGGTATTATGTTTTTAAGGAGAGCAATAATTATTACTATTTCAGTACTTGTTTTTCCTATTGGTTTGATAGCTTTATTTTGGTGGAAGTAAGAGGAATATATGGTTAAAAATGAAAACATATTTGAGGATTTACTGGCTAGTTTTGGTAAAGATGCCTGTACTTTAAAAGATAAGCCATTACCAGAACATAAGTTAGGTTTTCTAAGTACTGGTTCTAAAACTTTAGATTGGTCATTAGGTGGCGGTGTACCTTATGGTAGATTAACAGAGATATTCGGGTGGCAGAGTTCAGGTAAATCTATTTTAGCTGCGAATCTTCTTGCTAGTTGTCAGAAAAATGGTGGTCTTGCTATAATGCTGGATACAGAGAATTCTTTATTGTCTGGTTGGGCTTCTACTTTAGGCTTAGATGATTCAAAACTTTTACTATTAAGTTCAAAATACCTTGAGGATGCTTTTGATAAAATAATTACAGCTTGTGAATTCGCACAAGCTAATAAAACACAAGCATGTTTAGTTGTAGACTCAATTTCGGTATTGCCTAGTAAAGCTCAATTAGAATCAGAAAAAATAGAAGATACAAAAGCATTAGGTGAAGAAGCTAGAATAGTATCTAAAGCACTAAGAAAAATCAATAAGATAATATGGGATAGTAAAGTTTCATTAGTATTAGTTTCTCAAATAAGAGAGAAGATTGGTGTAATGTTTGGCAACCCTGAAACAACACCTTATGGTAACTCTATTAAATTTTATTCTTCTGTTAGGATTAAAACACATAATAAAGGGTTTATATACACTAAAAATGTTATAAAAGGTGATCCTATCGGTATGGAGTGTAGATTGTCTGTAGTTAAGAATAAAATGTCTCAGCCTAGAGGCCCTGTTGAAGTAGATGTTTTATATTCTAAAGGGTTTGATAGTGTTAAAGACACCATAATGTTAGGTGTTAAGTTAGAAAAGATATTATTCCATAAAGGAGGTTTTTACGAGTATAAAGGTGAGAAGTACAGGCTTGCTAAGTTTGGCGAGAAATTTAAAGAACAGATTGAAGATGGCTCTTTAGTTAAGAGTTATTATGGTACGTAGGTCACCACAATAAATAGGTTGTATATATTCGTGTGTTGCCTTTTTTATTGTGGTATCGAAGACAAAAGAGTTGCAACTCTTTTGTCTTTTAGTGAGGGTACATAGTAATTTATATTTTTATTTTATTTTTACTTTCGCTTTTTATTCTCATGTTTTAAGTATCCTCCGTAACCCTACAATGTTAGATGGTTAACATTGTAGGGTTTTTTTATGTTCCTATGTGGTAATACTTGTTGACACATAATTAATTTTATGATACATTCTTGCTAATATGGGTAGACCAAAACAGGTAGAAAAGAGAAAACAAGCGTTTAAACTTTATCGTAAATACGGTAATTTAAGTAAAGTAGCTGAAGAACTGGGGGTATCCGCATCATTAATTACTATATGGAAGAAAGA